TCAGTTTTTGCACGCCTCATTGGCAGCTATCAGCTCTCTTTCGTAGCCAATCCTCTGGTGACGCTCGGCGCGCAGCGCTCGCATCTGGACGTCGATAGTAGCACCGATAGGCAACTGGTCAACTGCGAACGCCGGGCGCGCAACGTCTGCCGTTTTGCATGGTACGGCCACCGGCACTTTCACTTCAACGTAGGACGGCGCCTGCGGCGCGCTCGAGCACCCACCTATCATCAATAAGATCGCTGGCATTAACTTTTTCATTTAGCACGCTCCCGGCGCAGCTCTGCGTCAAACGCAGCAGACGCCGCCGCGCACACATCGCCTGTGGTTCGCTCTGACATAACCTCGTTTGCCCTCTCATAGTCGCCCTGCGCCTCACTGCGGGCTTTTTCCTGCGCTGCCTTTGCCTTGCCTTCCAGTTCTAGCTGTTTGCGCTGCAGCGCCTCAATGCCAGCGTTCTGGCTGGCGATCGCCGATGCCTGTTGCCGGCTAGTATCTTTACACTGCGTCAGCGCCTCGTTGAGACGGTCAATCGTCGGCTGGTAGTGTCTACCTGCCAGCCAGGCACCAGCGCCGACGACGGCCGCCAGCGCCAGCAGGATCACCACCGCAGATGTTATTTTGCCAGGCATAGCGCGCGCTCCTTGTCACGGCGGATCTCCAGACCGTTGAGCTTTACGCCGCCGGCATACACCCAACGCGGGAACTGATCGCAGGCGGCCTCAGTGTCACCCTGGCGGAACAGCCGGAACATCGTCGATTTCTGCATCCCTGCGCAACCGACATTAAACGTGATGCTCACCGCCGCATCGAAGGCACCCTGCTGCAGCTTGTCACCGGCGGCATAGCTTGTAACGCACCGCTCAGCCGCCAGGATGTTCTTTTGCCAATCTGCGACGATCTGCTGATCTGTCTTGCGCACGCCTTGTTTAACGCCATGCGTGTTGCCGATGCCATCCGTCCACACATCAGCGGGACATTTGTACGGGTCCCGGCGGCAGCCCTCGGCGTTGCCGATCAGCTCAAGTCCAGCGCGACTGGTTTTTACCTCACCGTTCGATAGCACCAGACCGATGATTGCCGCGACAGAGCAGATTGCGCCAGCGGCACCTGTTTTATTCAGCTTGCTCATCGGCAATCCTCCCCATTCTTTCGCGGCGGCGATCCTCGCGAATCTTGAAATAAAGGTTCATCAGCCAGGTGAGGAAGGCGAAAAACAGACCGCCAAGAACGCCTATGGCAGCCCACTGCTCAGGTGAATAACCATCCAGCAGCCGAGTAAACCAGAATGCAGCGCCACCACCGGAGGCGCCATAAGAAAGACCTGTCGTTAACTTATCCATTTTCATGCTCCACCTCCGCCGCAGCCGGCGGCGTTGATTAAGCCGCTACGATCGAGTTGTCGTAATACACGCGCCAGTAAGTGCCATCAAACCAAACGGGACAACCGGAACCAGCTCCCGCCCCCTCTCCAGCACGACGGCCGTTTGTAGCGTATGCTTCAGCGCCAGAAATGAGGCCAGAAGTCGGTAACGCATTCACCGCGTAACGCGCTTTTTGAACCGGGGTGTTCGCAAGGATGTTGCCATTCTGCGCAACACGCATCGCCGCACCTGCGGTGTAACCGGAAACATTAAACGCGATACCCAGTGAGCCGCCGCCAGTTACTGATGACGCTCCAGCATCGTTTGACGCCAACAAATAAAGCCCCGCGGGGTTAACTGCTGAGCCAACATCTGAGCGTGATAACGTCAGAATATCGGTGCTGCGCGAATACATGATCGCCGCGGTATCGCTGCTCTTTGAGTTGATCTCTAAACGGTTATTTGTCGAGTTGTAGAAAATGGTCGACGGGCCAAGCGCGGACGTGTTCGAGTTGAATCGGATGCGCGCGCCAGGAGCATAGTGGAATGTGCCGCCAGCGAAATTAATATCGCGGTTGAAATCCATGGCAACGGGATTACCTGCAATGCCCGAGCTGCGAATGTAGATTGCTGGGGTGGTTACCTCGCCAGTGTAAAAACCAATCCCACGGCTGCCATTGTTGAGGTTTGTAAAACCAAACTGGAAAATCGTGCCGGAATCATTGACCAGATTTAGCCCATTCATACGAATGCGCGCATTCCTGCCAGCACCGTCGAATAGGCGGAATTCTGTCGTCCCATTTGGAGCCGCCGGCGCTGCGCCGCTGGTCTGGAAAGCAGTTTGCGTTTGGATGTATGACGGGCGATAGTCAAGCTTAAGCATGAACACATCAGAGCGATCAGCATTGCCCGCCACTTCACAACCACTTCCGATCAGCACCATGTCGCCATGCAGACACGCATGCTGCACGCCCGCGACGCCTGCATTTGAATTCAGGTCGCCTGAAAGACGGGCCACACAGCGCCCGCGGAACCCAGCCCAATTCATGTTGAATGCGTCAGAAATTGACGCCTCATAAACCCAAAGCCCGGCCTGCTCGCGAGTAAGATCGAGGGAGTCATAGCGGTTTGCGACGACAAACAGGACACGCTGGTAGCCAGGCGCAAAAACAGGGGTCACCGGGTTAACGCTAAACGGGATGCCAGTTGGAACCATGCCGGATAAGCTGCCGGTGCCGACATCCAACACCCACATGCCTGGATTTTGATACGAGGCGAATTGAGAGCGAGACGTGATCAGGACTTTGTTCGTATCATCGCGGCGCAGGAAGTTCAGCTCAACGTGCACCACAGCACCGTTATACATATTCTGCGCTGGCGTCAAAATGACGTGCTTTGTATACGCCTCAGTATTTGGGTTTATCTCGACATAACCGAGTTCACCATCGGCCGCGTGATATCCGGTGATGAAATTACCATTCGGAAGCAGGCAGAAGCCGTGATACAAAGTTGGAGTGGCGCCGGATGCTGTGGTCATAGTAAACGCATTACCCGCTGTCCAACTTGATCCATTGGACGAGCGGTAAAACACGTGTCTGATCGGCGAATCATCGCTGGCGCCCTGACGGAATCGTACAATCCCGATCAGCGTATCTTCCGCGGTAACGCCAACAGAGAACCATGCGGCACCTTCGTTAGAAGTGTGCGTGGCCACCGTGAAGATATCGCTGAAGTTTACACCGTCGCGAGTTCGAATAATGTACGCATCAGTGTCGGCAGAGCCATGCAAACCGCCAGCGTGCCACCCCATGTATGCGTAACCTTTCCATGAAAACATTTTGCCCTGCGGCCAGTTCGCAAAAAATCCGTTGTTCGTGATACGAGTCAGCGTTTTACCCATGATGCCGGCCAGCGCATCCGCGACTGTCTCACCATTCCAGCCAACCATCCCGGCACCGCCAGGCATCCCAGCGTCAGCCAGCTCGAGCGACAACTCAGTATTCGAACCTGCGTCGGCAGAAACCGGTACCGGCTTACCCTGGGCGTTCAAGCCAATCAGTTTATTCGCGTTGGTAGCGGCATCAGGCATCACGTCAACGTCATAGCCAAACCGGAGGTTTCGCTTGTTGTTCGTGGTGATCTCGTTGCGAATATCGATATCCGCCTTGGTTCGTGCCGCCTGCTCAGCGCTGTCAGCGGCGATCCGCTCTTGTCGCTCTTGCGCAAGGGCAGCGGCCGCGCCGGCTTCCGCGTCTGCGATTTCGGAGTCAACATAACGCTTTGTGGTGGCGTCCTGGTTAGCCACAGGATCGCCAAGGTTAGAGATGCGGTTGCCTTGGGCATCATAGAACTTCGCCAACCAGTTAGGCTTTCGCAGAGCCAATGATGCAAATGACCAGGTTTGCTGGATCAGCATCGTCAGCTTATCCCAGGCATCCTCATGCACTTCCGGGAAGAAGTTACCCTGGTTGCGCACATCCGTTTCCTGAGTAAGCGGCAAATCACGCTCGATATTGATTCGCCACCCGGAAGCAAGCGGGCTGGCCAGCTTCACTTTGCCACCCGACCGCAAGCCCGCGCCGGTGACAGAGTAGTCAGTATTCAGGGTTAGGTTGATGATATTCTCTGACAAATCAACAACTGACACAGAAAGCTGATCCTCAGTGAACACGCGAAATCTGTAATCAAAGTCCGTTGTCACACCATTCCCGGTGTACTCCTCGCGATCGACTTCAGTTGATACGGTCATGTTTTAGCTCCGATGGTGTGCTTTTTGCTCATTTTAGCCACCATCAAACCCTATATGAATTGAATTATGTGATAACATTATTCTTATTACCATTAAGGTAATTATCTTGCGCATATTGCTAAACTAATCATTTTTATATATGGTTATTTATACAGTAGTCACACGCTGAGCGAGGTGCATTAGGAAATGAAGAGGTACAGCTACCCGGCCAGCAGGATGCTGGAGAAAAGCGTTAACACGCGCGAAGGGATCGCGGGATTAGCTAAGGCTTCACTACTGGAAACGCTGCTGAAGGAACTCGATGAGGACGGATCAGAGATAGGCGGTGCTATGCTGGAACTGAATGCTTTAGTGAACTATGTCACACAAAATGAAAAAATGAAGGAACAAATCAAAACACATTCGCAATTTATTACTCACCAGTTGGAACAATAATTACCATCATCAATACCTCGCCGGGCCTAGCCCGGCTGCTGCTCAGGTAATCTTTTCTCAGAACAGGCCGACAATGGCCACAACGTCGCCGGCGTTGTGCGTGAAGTTGGGGTGATGCGCTACTACATTCTGCAGTGCGCCAAGAACATGGCGGCGATCGCCACGCACGCGGCATTCATAGCGCAGCAGACGAAGGTGCAGTAATCATCGACCACGCGATCGGGAAGATGTGAAAAACGGGGCGAAAGCCCCGTCGCTCTATTGGATGTATCAGAGACAGGCAAATTAGAGGCCGTCCGGGCGGCGATTGACTACAGTATTCATTGTACTCATAATATACAGACAGGTTACCAAACTGGTAATCGAAACGGAGGTTGACTATGTTCAGCGAAAACAAAACAGCCCAAATGGCTGGTTACCTGCTGCTTAAACGCGGCGGGCGCATGGCATACATCAAGCTCATGAAGTTGCTGTACCTGGCAGATCGTGAGTACATGATCAGCTATGGTGACTCAATGACCGGCGACCGGGCTGTATCAATGAATAACGGCCCTGTGCTCTCTCGTACTTATGACTTACTGAAGTCTGGCAGCCCCGAGGAAGAATCACCTTGGGACGATTGGATCTCAGGTGAGTCAAACTACGAAGTTTCAATCAAAAAGCACGTTCATGGTGTTGACGAAGAAGAAGCTTTTGATGAACTGAGCCGCGCCGACAAGAGGATTTTAGATCGCGTTTTTGAACAGTTCGGGCATTACAAGCGTTTCGAGCTTTGCGATCTGACGCATCAAATCTGCCCTGAGTGGCAAGACCCGCATGGCTCATCTGTGCCGATCAGTCCCAAATCCATTTTCATGGCCGGAGGAAAGTCGGAAGAAGAAGCCAATATCATTCTTGATAGAATGAGAGAGCGTGAACTCCTCAAGCAATTCAGTAGCGAGCTTGCATGACAACGTACTCACCATACAGGAAAGGCACTGTTCTCGCTCCTGTTGGTGGGTCCGATCACTTGCACGTTATTTGCAATGACCCTGTTCACTATCCTATCCATGGTTGTGACTGTGTGCTTGCAGTGAATATCACCACAATTTATCCCCCTCCGGCGCATCACGACCCTGCATGTATACTGCGCGCCGGCGATCACCCCTTTATCCATCACGACAGCTATGTCTATTACGCTGACGCCATCATTTGGAAAGTACCCAATGTTATCTCAAGAGAGCAAAGCGGGGAGATAACGATCCACAGAGCAATGGACGAGGCAGTCTTTCAACAGGTATTGGCTGGATTTGTTGCTTCTGACTTTACCACCGGTAAGGTATTAAAGTTCGTCAGGCAGTACTGTAGCTAAAGCCCCTGGCGGGGCTTGGTGGGTGGTGTTCTATTAGAAAAAGCGATCTTTTGAACCGGTGGAGTAAAGGAATTGGTCTACTGATTCTTTTGATTCCCCTATCTCTTTCAACTCTTTACCTTCCAAAGACACAAGGCAATATGGATCGTATGAGCCACCACCTTTTTTATACTTGTGCTTGCTAACAATTAGGTTTCCTGAGTACTTCCCCGTTTTAATAAGGTAAAGAGAATTGCCAGATGTAATAAATCCTATCTCTTTTTGTACTGGCATAGAATTGAACTCAAGTGAGTTCATCCAAGTTTTTTTATCGAGCTTGTGAATTGCACCTGATGTTGCCCATGCATCCGTCATGAAGTACAAATCACCATTTGAAGGGTTGTAAACAACATTGTTTATGCCTGTGATATTTGACTCTACATCCCCAGAAGGAATTTCACCTAAGATCTTTACGAACCCCTTGTCACCAGCAAAAAACATGGCTGTGCCCATAGGAGATGATGCAGTGTAGAAAACCATATCCTTGTTTAGAATATAAAAGCTATCTATTTCAATCCTCTGCCTTTTTGCCATTTCTTCTGCGTAATTAGCACTCCCTAAACATATAGCACCAGGAACTGAGTGGAAGCCTTTCACATCAGACATTGCACATGATGCAGAAAAAGCAGGAGTAGATATTGAAGCCAAAAGCACCGCAATTGAAATTATTATCTTGTTTATCATTTGAGCTGTTCCTCAACTCTGTTCAATAATGGGGATATGTAAAACAGGTTCTGATATGGTAGCAACTTCCTGACAGCATGTGTCTGCTTATCATCAAATTCTCCGTTAAGCACGCCATTAGCGATAACCGCCCCATCACCGGCCATATCGAAGGTTGGCCCCATCAGGGCACCGATTGCGTTACGGCTCTGGAAGCGGGATACCGGCGGCGCGCCAAACATGGCACCAAGCCCGAACCGGCCGCCGCTGATATTCTCCACGGCGTTCAGCGGTTCTGACAGCCATCCGATCATCCCGGCACGGTCTATACCCTCTTTCACCAGGTTGTTAGGGCTGTAGTCGATATCACGGCCGCTGAGCTTTTGCTTCATAACGTAGACCATTGCGCCGAGCGCGATAGTCCCCATGGCGCCAAGATAGAACGATGCATCACCCTGCTGGATGCCGGAGGCGATCACGCGGTTATGCTGAGCAAAGATGAACGTCTTGAACTGCAGGATCATCTTGCCTACTTCATTGCTCATCATCAGCGGCGTATCGCCAACGCCTGGCGTGACAACGGTAGAGTCAACGTCTTTCAATACGGCAGATTGGAAAGCCTCACGCACTGCGCGATCGTCCCACAGGTGGCTATGGCCAGTCAGAAGCCCGTCCATATCCTCACCATGTTTCGCAAACTGCTCACCAATACGGCGCAGCATGCTCTGATCGATACCGATTTGCGCCAGCTTTCTGATCTCCTTCGGTGGCACTTCCTTGCCTGCTGCCAGCAACTGAGCATTGTCCAGGATACGTGATTGAACGATCAGGCCTGACCATGACTTCAATGCACTGTTCCATTGGTTCATCAGCGTCCAGTTACCAAATTTCTGCGTACCCCAGTTAAGCCCACGCTCAAAAGCAGAGCGCCGGCTGTATGGGTCAGTGAGATCAGCAATAGCCTTCGTTCGGGTAGACAGCACATAATCCAGGCCGACAGCCATTTCCCGCAAGTCTTTGGTGGCCACTTTCACCGCAGCCATGTTTCGGAGCATGGCACCCATAGGGCGCAGTGATTTGCTTAAACCGTGCTGCATGACAGGACGCATCAAATCGGTGGCGGCTGATATTGTCATGCCCCCCAGCAGGCGCAGGAAATTGACGTTTCGCGCGACACGGCCGGCACGGACAAAGAAGCTTCGTGGATCCTTTGGCGCGCCATACGTACCGATCAACCTGTCTCGCATTGCCTCAATGTCGCGAAGGTCAGCTTCACGTTGCTTCTCCAGCTTCGCACGTTCCTTCGGCGTCTTGGCGTCTTTGATCAGTTGGGTGTATTCCTCCGATACCTGTCGGATTTGCTCACCCATATCCTTGCTGCCGAATTGCGCGGTTAGTTCGATCTCCGGCCCTACCTGGCGCAGATAGCTTTCCATGACGTGGTTGATATCAGACTCCAAAAAGTCTTCAATCCGTTCGTCTGGGATAAGCAGGCTTCGGCTCTTCGTGAATCCGGCGCGGCCGATTATTTTTTCAGGCAGCAGCTGAGCGGGAACCAGGCCAGAAGGAGCGCCAATAATCTTGTTGACGATTTCATCTGCGGCATCCTCTGCTTCCTCTCGTGAAAGTGGCTCCATCGCCTTCAGCGCGCGCTCACGGCTTGCATTCAGTCTGGTCGTGGAGTTGGCCTTCTTCTGCAGCTTGCGCAGCTCTGAGCGGTGCTTGCGTGGGTTATCCAGCAGTTCAAGATGGCGCTGCAGCGTTGGAAGTTCCTCCTTAGCCCTGGCAACGTCATCCAGCTTGGTGCGCAAGTCAGAAACCTCTTTGTTAAGCCGGGTGATCAGCTTCTGATTTTTTGCTGTGGCCAGTTGCGCCTGTTGCTTCTCCAGCCTAGCTGTTAAGTCCTGCTCCTGGCCTATCAGTTTCGTCCTGTTGCCAACCTCATCCATAAGTTCAGTTTTACGGCCAGACCATGACTCTGCCGCTGCAATTTCGTTAGCCAGTGCTTTTGCGCGCGGCTCGGCTTCTGCTGCTGCAGAAAGACCTGAATCAATCTTCTCAATGCGAGCGCCGGCAGCATCCGCACCTTTTGCGCTGATGCCCTGAATCCAGTTAGCAATGCGCCCTCGGAACTCAGTGCGATCAGAGAGAATTTTGTCGAACTTATAAATGCGAGGCAGGTAGCTTTGCGCTGTTGATACGTCGACATCCTCAGGCAGAATGCCAAGTTCCTGCATGCGAACCTTTGTTGCTTCGAACATTGGGCGGATCTGTGCGGCTGCCTGGGCTACTTCTGGAATGTCGCTTTGATCGCCGCGGCGCATTGCCATGCCAACGGCCTCGTTGAAATCAACAAAGTTCATTCGCTTACCGCCGGATGCGCGGATGTTTTTGCTGTAAGCCTGATAGGCGTCCTTCGTTGACTCCATCTGCTTGTACAGCATGGCATCATATTGCTTGATCTTGGTTTCAGCCGCGGTGAACGTTGCCAACCCTTCATCGTTCTTCGCAAAGAAATAGTTGTTCTCTGCCAGTTGCTGATTGATTGCCCGCGACGCGCGGGATGGCGATTGAGCCAGGCGGCCGCCAGGATTAACACTCAGCGTTTTGTTGATTAACCCAACACCTGCCAGCTGTTCCTGATCCAGCGTTGTGTTGAAAACCTGCGCCGCGCCGATGCTCTGCGGAGAATCATTGCCACGTAGGTTACTGGTAACCGCTTGAGATACCGCGGTACGCTGACCGGCACCGGCAAGTAACTGCGCCCCAGCCCCGAGTATTCCGCCAACCATAGCGTCAACGGCAACGTTAGCCGCGCTCTCATCCAATGTCCGAGTTTCCTGGGTGCCGCTAAGCGCAGCCTCGGACGCGATACCGCCGACGGCATTGGCAAGGGCAAACCTACCTGCAGTAGCCGCAACCTCACCGCCGCGCACCACCGCACCGGCAGGGACAAACATCGATGCCAGGTTGATAGGATCGATAAGCCCCATCGCCAAGCTTGATATTGTCCCTGCTCCGCCAGTTTCTGAAAGGTATTGCCTATCCTGAATCTGCTGATCGATACGCTGCTTTATAGCGCGCGTCTCGTCAGGAGAGCCGGCATCAATGAATGAGTCTGCGTAATCCTCATATCCTTTAAGATCGGCCGCATCATTGTCGAAAGGGTTATACCCATCAACCTTGTCAAACTGGCTGAATGGCGCAGTGGCAATGAAACTTCCCAGGGAGTTATCAATTCGGAAGGCCGCGTCACGACCGCGCTGAACCTGCTGATTATCGGTGAATGGATTCAACGCCGAAAGCAATGACGGCGTTTCCATATATGCAGAACTATCATCAGGCTGAGGTATGCTCTGTACATCAGCAGACAGCAGATCATCAGGCTTCATCTCATACGTCGGCATTACTGACCTCCTGCGGTGATGTTGCTCGGCAGTTGATTGGCAATGCCGGCACCAAATGGTTTAGTAAAATCAGGCGGTGTATATCCTTGCTGGTTTGTGAATGCCGGCTGTTTTTCTTCCTGACGAGCAGCGCGCGCCGCATCAACTCTCTGTTGCTGGATATCCATAGTTTGCTTGTACATCGGCGAGGTTTTTTGCTCAGGCCTGAATCGCAACGGCATACCATTTTCGCCGTAATACGGGCGAACATCGTCATAGCCTTCTGCGTTCTTCTGGCGCACCATAACGCTGTAACTCTGATCGCGTGGCGTAACAGCATCGGGAACCAAAACCAAATCGGTATCATCACGCGCGCCGCCAAACGCGGAACTTTTCAAAGCTTTTTTCTCTTCCTCCCACTGGCCTTTGATCCAGTTACCTGAACCGTTAGTCACACCATAAACAGCTTCGGGCGCGTACTTCATTATTTCTTGCTGCCCATTGATGGTAGAAACCGCCCATACCTTACCAATCATGGCATTAGTCATGGCTTTGGCTTGATCTGCGTCACCGCCAGTTTGTGCAAAATTCGCATCGTAAATGGCTAAGTAGTCACGCTGGTAAAGCTGGTTGGCTTTTCCTGGATCAGTTAATGTTGGCGCGCCTATGCCTTGCCAATTTGGAGACATGTTATCGATATTGTCCTGTGCAGCTTTGGCTCGGTTCTTGATGTAATCTTTGTCCCGCACCTGTTGGCTAATCATCTGCTTCAGGCGATCGTCCTGCTGATAAACCTGGGTGTAGGCCATATCGACCGCTTTATCTGCAGGTACGCCGGCGCGGTCATAGGCATAAACTTTCGAGTAAAACGCCATTGCGCCTTTATCAACGGCTGTGGCCGCAGCCGGATTGTTGTCAAAAATCTGTCCGTACATCTTGGCCATAGGAACAACGACAGCAGGATCGCGCGATGTTGCCCCAGCGGTGAGCATCGTCTTGATCTGCGTCGGCAGCATGCCGGATTTGGTTGTTATCTCTGCAACCTGGTTCAAGCTGTCGGCGTTGTTAATATTGAAACCGGGGGCAACCTCCCGATCAAAGTAGTGATCAGCTGCCGCCTGATTGTTTTTGTCGTTCGGGTCCAAGGGGAAATTATTTTGCAAGGATGAAGAGAATCGTGCACTCCCCTGGTTCTTCTCCCATTCGGCATCGAGCTGCTTAAATTTCGCCTGCATTTTGTCCCAGCGCTGCTGGTTGGCTGCAAAATTCGATGCATTCGGATCTGTTGGCCGCAAGCGCTCAAGCAGGTCCTGCCGCGCTGCTGGCGTCATACTTTTGGCTGCTCCAATAACGCCACCATAACTTTGCTGATCTTGAAGGTCTTGCCATTGCCGCATGCCTTTTGCTGGGCCATAGGCATTTATCAGATCTGCTTGCGTGGGCAGCTGTGCCGGCTGTAGTCCTTCATCAAGAGCTGAATACGCATCTTTCAGCGATGTGCCAAGCTGCTGTGCATATAATGCTCGCTGCTCATTCTGCATAGCCTGTGCCTGTCGCAAATAGGCGCCTTGAGTTGCAGGGCTTGCAGCATCAAAAGCGGCATTGCCGGTTCTACGCTTTGAGGACTCCAGCGCCGAAAGGCCAAGCGCGGCACTGACGCCGGCGCCGATCTGCTCATCGGTGTACGGCTGGCTGCCATTCTCATGCTTCACGATGCCGGCGCACAACGCTGCAAGGGTGCGGGGGTTGCTCATATCAACCTGATCATTGGCGCCAACACCCAACGCGCCGCACAGCGCCTTGATGTAGGCATCAGTGTTGTTTCCATCTGATGCCGGCGCCCAACGGTTAACGATCTCTGCTACGGTATCGAATCCTTTAGCCTGATACGCGAGCAGGTTCTTACCCAGCGCTCTAATCCCATGCTCCGGCGTCTCAAACTTGGCAAAACGTCCATCACTGCCTGTCTGTCCCTCCCATGGGTTTTTATCACTGGCCTCAATGTTTCCAGGGTTGTTATTTCGCAGACCTCGCGCGGCAGATGAATTTCCATGCGCAGTGAATCGAGACACGCCGCCCACGTCTGACGGCTCGCCATTTCTTGCCAAGAACTGATCATAGCGGCCAGCAGTAAGCTGAGCATTCAAGGCAGCCTTGGCCGAGTTTTCCCTGAAGTTTACCCAATTGGCTTCAATCTCTTCCGGACTTTGTCCATGCGCCTGGCCGTATGCCATGATCTGCTCTCTGGCCAGCAGGTTTGCATTTACGAATTCTTCGTTGCTGTCGAAGCTGTTTTCAGCCTGCTGCTGCAGGTTTGCCAAAAGCCCTTGCTGCTGGCCTGCCTCGAACTGCTGACGCTGGCCGATCTCGTACTGGCGCGCGCGATTGGCAATCGGCTGGCCGGCGGCGGAGAATTGATTGCGGAAACGCTCTTTCACAGGACCATCAGGAATGGAGTCAAAAGCCGTGCTGGCCATTTGGCTTAGCTGGCTTGCTACCTGTTCGCTCTGCCCAATGGCGTTGGCGCCCTGTTTGGTCAGTAACCCAGTTTGAGGGTTATTCATCAGGTCATCGGCTTGCTGGTTGAATTGCATTAGGGCGTTTTGAGCGAAAGCCAGATCTTCTCGTTCCCGCTGCTGCTGATAAATTCCCAACGCATTAGAACCAACGTCTGCCAGCGCAGTGAAAGCGTTGTCTTTGGGGATACGCAAATCCTGCGTATTAACCGGCGCCGCTTGTGATTGCGATTGGCGCTGATATACCGGTACTGTAGGCATCATTCCCCCTTAAAACGTGAATGCGTTAGAGCCGTAGCGACTGCTGCGGGCATTGCTAAACATGTTGTTGCTGGAACCACTGCCGACTTTGGTAGCTGGCTTATCCAGCGCGCCAGACGATTTATAAGCGCCATATGCGGTAAGTGAGGAATTCAGGATTGTCGTTGCTGCTCCAAGGTTTGCCGCGTTGCGGTCGATCTGCCCCTGGGCGCGACTAACACCAGCCTGGAAGTTAAGGCCAGCCGCCTGGCGCTCTGCGTTATTGACGGTGGTCAGAGCATCGAGCTGGCCGCCGGCCGCTGTATCGCCGAAGATATTCAGCGCACTTCCGCTGGTCATGTCAGTGCCGCCGGCGCCGAAGGCTGCAGCCTGCTGCCCCTGTAGCTGGCGTGTCTGCTGGCGCTGCTGATAAGCCGCATCATTGCCCGCATTAATCGTGTCTCGCGCGGCGATCTCTTGTGCATCTGCGTTGGCGTTGGCTATCCTCGCCTGTTGCTGCCCTGTTTGGTATTGGCCATAAGCGCTAACTGCACCGAGAGCCAGCGCAGAGCCTGCAAGGATTGTTGTTGGCTCACACATGATCACCTCGTCTCATTTCAAATCTGTGGAATGGAAGCCCGGCACGGCCAACTGGCTGCGCTTCATGGATGGTGAACCCCAGCCAGTGCAGCCAGCATTTAGCCGCGGTGTTGCGCGCGTCGACGTAGTTTTCCAGCTCCGGATAATGCTGCAGGAAAAGACGCAGAACTGGCCGGCACCGGCGCAGGAAAGTGGACTGATATCTTTCAAGCAGATCAGAACCCACCAGCCACGGAACCCCTGAGCCGGTTATCATTGACCGTGGCGCCACGCCGAAGATGGTCACAACCTCGCCATTGATCAGCCCAGCGAAAGCAAATGCAGAAGTGCGCAGCGCCAGCTCAAGAACCTGAGCCGGCGTCTTGCCGCTCATCGCTTCGAACTCATCGGCGTCAGCCTGGCGAACGTGCGGCAAGAGCGCCGCAACGTGTTCCAAGGTGGCTTCGACAACTTCAACCTTGCGCACTAAATTCCTCCTACGGTTACGCGCGGGATAACCGCGAGAATGGTCATCGGCAGCGGGTCATTCTGTTCCACAATCAGCCGGCCGTTCTTGCTCCAGTTGGCATCCAATTGTAATTCAATGGTTCCCGTCTTCGGTTCGACCGGGTCATCATAAAATTCATCGTAGCGTTGCGCGTATTCGTACATCTCGCCGCCGGGAGTGCCGGCAAACACACCGCGCGACTCATTCACTAGCAACGATGCGGCCGTGAAGAGTTTCTTCTTATCCAGCAGTGTTTCGTTGCCGTTCAGGTTAACGTCCAGCGTTTCAATGACTGCGGCGATCGGCAGGCCTGCATGCACTACGGCACCGGCTTTCTCCAGGGTGATAGCGCCAGCATTGACTACCTTCTGCGGCTCAACGTTGGCATCTGACAAAATGCTCACGGTCTGGCCTTCGAGGTGGTCAAGTCCTGCGAATGCAGAGCGCGCCATGCTCCAGTCACTGACCGGGACACCACGGAACTGCGGCGGCACATTTCGGTTGCTGGTAACGGTTGCCTGGTTTCCACTTGCGACCGAACGGATCAGCAACTTAAGCACCTTGCTTACATCATCCTCGATATACGGCATGTGGATTTCACTGCCAATGTCGCCACCAGTGAAGTAACTGGCGCCGGCCACCGTCAGTGTCATCTCTTCGTCGTATGGCCAGTCACCTGCGCCACCGGTCAGAGTCATGGTTTTGCTGGCCTCACGGTTCCTTCCGTCATACGTCAGGCCACAGTCAACGAAAAAGGCATCATCCATCACATCGTATAGGCGGCTCTGCATACGCTCGATATAGCGTCGCTGCTGGCCATTGATAGTGCGTTCAACCACGCAATAGAGTGCGTCTTCGTTTCCTTCGGCAATGCTGCATACTGATTCATAGCGCCCGGCGCCAGGATGAAGATGCCACGCTGCCACCTGCTGATCGCGGAGGTAGGTTAATCCCAACAGCGCACCGTCATTGCGCGTACACCAAACGATCGACATAGGCGTGATGGAGAACGCCCAGTCGGTAATCTGGTACCCGGTAAAGAAGTGGTTAGCTAAGATGGTCAGGTCAGAACCCTGGAAGCCGTCGACGTCGAACGAGTAGGCCAGGTCGCGCACAGCGCCGCCCTTCTGCTGGATGAATAGCGCGACATTGCTGATCGCAATAGGCTGCACGTGGCTGGCGCCATTCTGCCCCTGGCTTGAAAATTGGAATGCCGACGGGGTTAGCGTCCCTTGCTGGTTGCCGTTCACCTTGTATTCGCCACCGCTGGTTAGGGCGACGAGCGAACCAACGTCGATCAGATGACGGATTTGATTGAGCTGGCGCCCGGCGTAGGTATAGGTTATCGCATCATCATCAACGGTCGGGTTTGATGTGCCGAAGTCCTTATAGTCGCCGCTGCGGCTAGTCCACACGGTTTGCGGCTGGCTGCGCGATCCGGCAAACATCAAGCGCTGCTGGAAGTACACGACAGTGCCAGGATAGCCGGCATCACCATTCCAGGCATAATGCGCCCACTTGTATGTTGCGGACTCGACGCCCACCACCTGGCCAGGTAGCTCAATCTCGCCATCCTTGCGGATCACCACTTCTGCTGTGGCAGTCATCCCGTCGCCGCTTACGGCCGTAATGCGGCAAATGCCTCGGCCGGAATGCAAGTAACGCCATTTGACTCCATAGGCATCAGAACCGGCTACAGCCCAGCCATCCCAGCTATCACCAGTTGTATGAGTTGGCGCCACTGGACCGGTGTGCCCTCGCTCTCCGGCATCAACGCAACGATAATAGTTCTCCTGGTATCGGCAGATATTTCCAACGCTAACCTGCTCACCGGTAACCCAGCGCCCAACCGTGTCGACGTTCTTCTGCTCCATGTAGAACAGCTTGCCAACATGCCAGCTTTTGAAGATCGATGCACTGGCTGTAAGGTCTACCGTTCCGCTTGTCGCGCTGGCGTAGACAGTGATCGACTCGTCAATATTCACGTTAGCAAATGGACCGCTGACCGTGGCCACCTCTGCAGTGCGCCAATCATCGTGCGCATAGCGTTGGATTTCCATAGGTGGGTAGTTCGGGTGGCAAACCGTCATCACGTCTGCGCTCTGCGTGTATTTCAGCAGGTCGATATCTGCGGCTGACCACGGCGTTGTTACGTCGACAGGCTGGCCAGCACTGGCGCCGGATGAGTAGACAACCTGTGCGCCATCCATAAACACGCGGAAGTAGTGATCGCCGACCTCTAGCACATAGGTCTGCTCAGTGTTGAACTGGAACGGGATCAGGCGACACTTGCGATCGGTAAACTTTGCCGGAGCCACATAGCGCGTTCCCGGGCGGTTCTCAACGCCGCCATATTGGCGCACGATGAAGTTACGGCAGCGGCGCAGTGACGTCTGGTATTTCTCCAGGTCAACGCGGCCGTAAAGGCTTGGCGATACTTCGCCACCAGCAAAGGACGGTTGAATGAGGCTGGTTGTCATTATGATGCCCTCGCGTCGGAAACCTCAGACCACGGAGCCGGCGGCTCCTGGGTTTCATTCATGCTCAGCGTTGAAGCAGATGAAATGGTGAGTTGGTATTCCTGCTTGGCGCGATTACCGAGACTGGCATCGCCAGTGATCTGCATGTTGATTTCTGCAGCCAGGCGCCAGCTAAGTGCGTCGCGGAACTCTGCGTCAAACATGTTGGGGTCGGTGACGCGTGTCACGTAGCGCAGCCATGCTTTCGGCAGATCAGTCAATATCAAACGGCCAGTGCCATTCTCATCAGAACCGACCTCATACGGCACGCGCCGTTCTGGCGTAATAAAGCGCTCACCGTCTGGAGAGACGATCGCAACAATGCGCAGGCAGTCCACCGGGTAGCGGTAACTGTATTGCCAATCAGGCTGTTCGATATCCAGATCGGCGAGCGCCACGCGCTTTGTGGCGAACCTCCAAGGGAAATCAGCCAGCACTGCGTCGCGGCAGTCTTCATAAAACAGCGAGCACACCGACGCTTCTTTGCTCTTTTCCGTCAGGCTGGCAATCACTCGGCTGTTGCCAAGCCGCCCAAGCGCCACGTTGCAGATCTGGATAACGGATGCCATCACTCGCCTCCTGCATCGCCATAAAGTGTGTCAGCAGCAGAACGCTGCGGCGCGGCCGCCGGCTCTACGCCAATATCAGTGAATTGCAGATCAACGCTGCTTTCCGCTTTATCACCTTCGGTGCGGGTGGATACAGACAGCACTTTAGCCAGGCCGCCAATTGTCAGTGATTCGCCAACCTTTGGCAGTTGGATCCCCAGCTTTTCCAATGTGTCATTGTTCAGCGTGAAGCGAAGCCCCCACGGATATTCGTCGCGAGTCTCCGGCTTTCCGCCTTCACTTTCGTAGGTGTCTGTGCCGATCTTGAGGTTTACGGTTTTCATGCGAGGACTCCAGGAAAGAAAGGGGCCGAAGCCCCTTTGTTAGTTGATGCCTAACTCTTTGCGCTTGGCTTCAATTTCTTCTGACAATTTGGCGATGCCCGCTTTGTGGTGCGGCTTGGTGCCAAAGATTTCTTCATACTGCTGCTGCAGCGCGGCCAGCTTCGCGCTGTCGTCGCTGTCGCCGCCGCCCTCTTCCAGCAGATTGCCTTCGCCATCGATCAACTGCAGGTTGTCGCCAGCCTTTCCGCCGTATTCGATTGTGTCGCCCTCTTCCAGCAGATGCCCGTTGATGAATGACTTCCGTGTGACGCGGTACATTTTCAGTTGTGACATGTCACGCCCCGTTAAACAGTGATGTTGAAGGCGCTTGCATAGCTGCGTTGTGCATCAGCATCCAGCAGCAGGCCAGCAGTGAAAGTACCGGCGGTCAACGGGCCGGTGGCCACGGTGTAGTTGACGCGCAGATAACGCTGCACACCGTGTGGAACAGTGGCCACATAGCGATAACCAACCTTCAGATCAGCAACTGCGATTGCACCGGTCTGCAGCAACGTGGTTGCACTGGCGAAATCGCTGGTCTTGGAGGTTTGCAGGCTGATCGTTACGGTAGCTGCACCGCCAGCCGCGGCAGTGGAAGCCACTTGGGCGATAAACTCAACCGGGTAGCCAGGACCGATATCGCGTACATCATTGCCGGCATACAGCGGTCCGAGGTCGATAACGTCAGTAGAAGGCGCGGTTGCCGTAACAGCCTGCGCCTGCGAGAACATATTCAGATAGTCGAGGATCATTTTGTCTCTCCATCAGTGAGAAAGGAGAGCCGCACCCGGCGGCTCAGCCGGGATTATTGAACCTGTGATTCAGTGCTCAGCAGAGCATCGCAGGTACGCACTGGCACGCCGCGGAACGAAGTCCACCACACGCCTTCGGTTTCTTTAACGCTGATTGCCAGAGAGGCTTTTTCAGTTGCCTGAATGTCCAGGTATTCAGCCGCATCGCGGTTCATATAGAACACAGCCTTACCCATCTGCAGGTTAGGGATGCGATGCAAAGCCTGCACCATCAGCGTGGCCAGGTTAGGGCCGTCGTCAGCGCCCAGCTTGGTAGTGTCGACATTGGCGATACGAACGGCATAGCGCCAATCACGGACGGTCAAGCCGTTATCCCATTGGTAATGAGTCCGGTAGCCTTCGTATTTCCCTTTCTGAGGGTCTTCCAGGGTTACTTGTCCCTTATCATCATGGCTCAGGCCAGCTGTACCACCTTTAGGGAAAATACCGTGCACCGTATCTGATCCCCAAACAACAAGCCAGATAGAGGTAAGATTCGATCCAGTGCCACCAGCATCTACGATATTTTGACCGCTTTTGGCGCTCTTATCATTGTATCGGGCGGATAAGCCGGTGAATCTCTGAGGCGAGATCGACGTATCGCCATAAAAAAGAGTTTCCGCCATCTGCTGGTTCATTGACTCAATAAACGCCCGATCCTCAGACATACGGAATTCCGTAGTATTACCGTTCAGATCCGCCAGCTTTTTATCAACTTCAGCATAGGATTCAAGCATGCCAATACTGTCTTTAACCTGTGCGGTTGTTGACTTGCTTGGCTGCACACCATAGTTCAGCAAACGCCAAGTTGCCTCTGGCAAACCAGTGCGCACAGTGGTCTGGTGGGCGGTTGCTTCATTTGCTTCAACATAAAGCATGTCTGTCAAAATTGGGTTGGTTTGCGACAGCAGTTCAACGATTACTGCTACCTTCCCATTTGGGTCAACGCGCTTTGCCCAATCAGTCAGCGTAAGCGCGTTAGTGCTTTTAATAGCCATTTAGTGTTACTCCTTCTTGCCGTAGAGAATGTCGGCCGCGCTACGCTGACCGCCTTGACCTGGCACGACGAAGGTATCTTCAGCCATCGCCTTGCCGACTTTTGCACAGAAGCGAACGAGTGCCGGGTGGTTACCCAAGCCGCTCGCATTCAGGTATTCGCGCAACTCTGTATTGCCGAACTGATCCAGCGCGCGCTGCGCTGCGCCTACACTGGCGTTGAACTTGTCGCCGCCGATTTCTTTGTCGGCCTTGACCTGTTCACCCCAATCCGCAACTTGCTTGCTCCATGCTTCTGCCTGCTGCTGCTGGATCTGCGGGTAGATGTCGACCAGCTTTTGCGCCTGCTCTTGGCTCAATCCCAGCTCTTTGGCGATCGGCTCAAACACAGCCAGAGCATTGGCATCCAGTTCCTGGCCTTCCGGTGCCGAAAACTCATATTTTTCCGGCGCTGCTGGCTTATCTTTCTTATCAGTTTTGTCGCCGCTTTCCTTGTCGGCATTGCCTTCATCAGGGCTGTCTGCAGGCTTATCGTCAGCTGGCATATCTTCGCCTGCTGGTTGATCTGCGCTGCCTGCCTGCGGAGCATCGCCCGCTGGGGTATCCGCTGCCGCCGGTGCGCCACCATCACCACCTTCCGGCGAAGCTTCAGAGCACAGGCGGCGATACATCAAACGTTCGAACAAGTTCATGCGTTGCCTCTTAAGCCATGATCCCCGCGGCCTTCAACTTGGCCAGCAGAGCATTAAAGTCAGTTACCAGCCCAGCCACATCGGTTGCGGTAGAGTTAGCTTGTGTTGCAGCCTGCTTGACGCCGCCGACTACAGAAGCGGATGCCGCCGGCGGTGCAAATGTGGTTGGTTTACCGGTGATATCACCCCACGCAACGGAGGAACCGCCGCCGCTCAGAACCTTAACGACTTGCACGCCGCCGTCATTCCGGATCACTTTCTGGCGTTGTGTTGCCATGATTAGCCTCTCTGTCTTTCTCGGCCTCGGCGGCCATCTTTAGGTACAGTTCAGGGCAGAACTTCAACACATCGTTGAATAGCGCCAGCCCTGAATTGCGGTTACCTTCATTGAAAATCGTGCTGTTCACCTCGCCGGTGAATGAGATGCGAAACACACCAGCCTGATCGAGAATCCCCCACACAAAACGGCGGCCACTCTCTGTTGCCATCACCTTCTTCACATCGTCAGCGTGGCGCTGTTGGAGTTGCTCGCGAGTCATCATTGCTGCGCCCCTTGGCCTTGCTGCATAGCCTGCTGAATGCTGGTCAGTAAGTTAGGGTCTGCCGTTCCTGACTGGCTGAGTGTCTTCGCGATATCCGCTGCGCCGGCGCCCATCTGCAGGCTCTGCGCTGCCTGTTGCTGCTGCGCGCGCTGATCGCGTTCTGCCTGCACCTGCTCGTCGGACTTGGTGATCGTCGTAGGAACACCAAGCATGTCGCCGTACTCATCGATCGCTTGGTCAACATCAAGTTTGTCCGCTGCCTGCTGGAACCCTGCTGCAGCCATATTCCCGATGAATCCAACAAAGCGCTCAATAGAGCCGATGCCAACAGACTTCTGCGCCTGCGCCATCACGCTGGTGTATTCCACGCGCAGCGGCTGCCCCTGCAATTCATCCGGAGGCGGTGGCAACATGCCGCGGCGCATCATGATGTTGAAGATCCGGTCTATGGCTGGGTCCAGTAGTTCGTCGTTCAGGCGGTCGAGCACCGGGCCGATCTGCAGCATCTTCTCGTCGCGCATCTCGTTGACCGCTTCGATCGGCATGCTGCGGGTATTTACGTTGCTGAACATATTGAACAGAGGAACGAAGTAGCACTCATTAACAAGCTGGCGCCCGTCCTGAATACTGCCGAGCAGTTCCTGAATGCGGGGGTTGATCTCGTAAACCGGCTTGAATCCAGCCGTGTCGCCGGCGCCGTTGTAGTAGGAAACATCGCCAGGCAGCAGTGAAAGGCGTTCATTCTTCATCGAACTTGGCGCCATCATTGGCGGGTTAACCAGCTTGTCTATCGCCTGGTCTTTGCGCTTCTGCTGAAGCTGCAACGCTTTCACGCCGCCCAGAGCCAAAATGCCAGGGCATGATGAGCCGTATGCATCCTCGCCGTTGATGTCCCAACGCGGCACCAAGATAGGCATTTCATCGAAACCAGACTCGCTCAGCAGCTTGTCGCCGGAGCCGCCTGGTTCGTAATAAATCGAGCTGAAACGCTTGTTCTTAGCATTCAGTTTTCCAGTGTCACGGTTGGTGTTCGGCAATACGGCATGCACGACTTCAAACCACGTTTCAAACGAGCCAGTATCCCAGGCGGATGCCACGGCATCGCTCACGTTCTCCTTTCCAAACTTCGCCACCAACTGACGGCAGGTCATGGAGAATTTGCGGAATACAGTGTCGACCTGCAGGCGGTCGCTGTTCGAGATGTAGTAGCTACCGATCGGCAGCACGTGCGTGCGGATCACGTCCTCTTCATCTTCCAGGATGGAAATCGCACCAGTGGCAAACGTGCCAAGGTAGCGATAGAGCACCGTCAGGGACTGATACCAGTTAGATTTGTTCATCACGTCGTTCATCAATTCGACGACCTGAGAAAGCCACATCTTGACTGGCCAGCTATCCATCAACTGCTTGTCGGGAGTGCTCAGAGAAAACCACGGGCGCGTCGGGCTGGTGATGCCGGACAACATGCCAGATTCAAGAGTGCGCGAAGCAAGCCCGCCGGTAGGGTCAACAACCTTGGTGTTGCGCTTGTTGCGGCCGGCGTCGGTTGTCAGGAATCGCCCGCAGTTTGGCAGGATGAAATCGCTCAGTTCTTTCCAGTGCGAGTCATACGACGTCCGCGCGGTTACGAGCTGAGATAGCTGCTTTTCAAGAAACTGCTTGCGGGATTCCTGCTCAGCCATGATCAGCCACCCAACAGAGTTTTGCCGGTGGTGCTGGCTTGGCCAGTGGCACCCTGCGCACCGGTAAGGATTGTCGACTGTTGGCCAGCGGCTGCACGGCGCCGAGCCTTATCCTTGTCGGCGGCATCAATCACTGCAGCATCCTGCGCTTGCGGCGCTGCCTGTGGCTGCGGTGGCGTTGAAACCTTCGGCGTACTCATGCACATGCGCGTAACCCTCCCAAATAATTACCAATTAAACCACATGAGAATTATTTTGACTAATTTGTTGACGTTATAATCAAAACAAATTACCTTTATGGTAATCATTGAGAGCGTGAGCCGAGCCAGCTTCTATCACTCTACACAGTATAAAACTGGTATCGGTGCTCTCGATGATTAACTCGCTGCAGCCACGGTGGAAGCCCGAGGATAACCAAGAGATCAGCTGGGTAGCGACCAGCACATAACAGGTAAGAGCATTTTTGGGGTGTTGGTGGTGCATTGGTTGACGCGTGGGTTACTCCACCGAAGCAAGGTTCGATTCCTTGCCCACACCCACAAAAGTGTTTTTACCGTTGTGGTGAATGCGCAGGCTGATGCGCAGTGGGACGTGGCTGACTCACGAGGATGGCTCAAGCGAATAAGCAAGCTCGACGCCGCCGAATAAGCGCCTCATGCCGGAGATCAGCACCGGCCACCACAACCTCTATCGCGAAGCATCATCCGAACTTAATCAGGTGCAAACACTTGTAGAGGGTGTCGGAACTTGGTGGGTGGTGTTTCACGATAGCCGCGACCGTTATCACCCTGGAATGCTGTGTGTAGGATTTAGCCCGCCTTGAGCGGGCATTTTTTTAACGAGGAATCATTCGATGAACGACAAAGAAATCGAGCAGGAAATCCAAGCCAAAGGCAAAACCGCGCCGCGCGTGACGCCTGAGCATATCGAGAGCGTTATTCGTTCAGAGGTATATTTCACCGTCGGGGATGCCATCAAGGCAAATACTGGCGTGCGAATTAAATCCGAATATGTCGAAGGTGAGCGGATTTTAGCCCCGCTGGACCATTTGACCATCTGCACTTTGGTGCTGCGCAATGGCTTCACCGTCACCGGAGAAAGCGCCTGCGCCAGCCCGGAGAACTTCGATGCCGAGATTGGCCGCAAGATCGCCCGCGACAACGCTGTGCAAAAAATCTGGGCGCTGGAAGGCTATCTGCTCAAACAGAGACTGCACGAAGGCAAATGACAACAGCCCGCATCCGCGGGCTTTTTTATGCGTATGGGTCGTAATCTGTCACCGCTCCGCCGCGCTTCTCTCCCGGTATCGCGTGCTGGCGCTTAGTCACCGGATAGGCGAACGTCAGCACGAAGGCATCACCACAACCCGGGGATCTACCGAGTCGCTCCTTGATGTCTTCCTTCGGCTCCAGCACTATCTTGCCATCCGTCCTAACTTTGTACTCAGCCGCTGATAAATCCTCTGCCGTCTCGCGTTCATCCAATGCGCCGCCGAGCTTTAGCCAGGTCTTGGCGTTGTTGTACATCTCTCCGCGCTTATTCAGCATCTGCGGGTCGCTCGATGCGCTACCAAATGGTACCAGTGTCCATGAGCGCCCCCATCCGCTACCGATTGAGTGCAGGCCAGTACCATACCCGAAATCGATATGCACAGCGTCAGCGCTATGCTCATCTTCAAAGTCAGCTATGCGCTTGGCCATTATCAGGTCGTCGGTGGTTTTGCTTCCACGCCAGAGAAGCTTCGCATGCAGCCCGCGCCGCATGTAGATCACTGCGTCATCGGCGCCGGAGTATGCCGGGTCGACACCGATGATTGTCGGAGCGTGCGCCACATCTCGCTCTGTAACCACACGCGACAGCGCTGCATCTGTTAGGCCTGTTGGGATAAACTGCGTCTCCGAGGCATCCGGGAATATCCCGCGCACGCGCACTTTGAAGAAGTCGCTATCCTCGCCATTGTCATCTTCCCATTTGGCGATCTGCTCTTTGTTAGTGCCTTCGACGGTGCGGCTGTCGATTTGCTTACCCTTCCAGCGATGGCGATACTTGCGGAAGCACTCACGGAATCGGCCCATGTTGCGCGTCGGGTTCCCGAAAGCCACCCAGATAATTTCTGTTCCTTCGTCGGTAAGCGCACCCTCAGCAACTTCCCACACCAGATCGGCAATGTTGGATGCCTCATCGAAAATCAGGATGATGCGCTTGCCTTTGTTGTGCAGGCCGGCGAATGCCTCCGTGTTGTTCTCTGACCACGGCACGGCGTCAGCTCGCCACGATTTCGCGTGCGCTGGGTCATTGGCATAGATCGCGGTCGCGGTGCAGTTAAACCAGTCGCTGGTGATGGATAGGCGCTGCCACTTGGCGATCTCCGGCCATGTCTTGGTGCGTAACTGGTTCTCGGTGTTGGCGGTCACCACTACCTTGCAGTCTTCGCAGGTATCCATGCCCCACTTCACCAGCATAGAGATCCAGGCAGACTTGCCGATGCCGTGGCCTGAAGCGCGGCATATTAGCAGCGGTTGGTGCCTGGTAGCTGGGTTTTGAAGGTGGGCGCCGATCTCATCGAATGCTTCACCCTGCCATTGACGCGGCCCGGCTGAGTCGTGCAGCTCGGTTCCCTCCTCGCCCCACGGGAACGCATAGAGCGCGTAGCCGTGAGGGTCATGCGTAAAGCTGGCGATATCCTCAACAAGCTGCTGCTCGAGTAGCTCTTCGTCATCACTCACTTGGTGTTTTTCTCCAGTGCGCGCCGGCGGGCATTGGCCATACGATCGGCCAGGGTCACGTTAACATTGACGTCCATCCGGTCTTTGAATGCCTGCACATCGACATGCTTACCGATCAGCTCGAGGTTCTTCACCTTATCCGGCCACTTGATCTTCTTAAGCATGTTCTCAAGCGTGGTTTCATCGAAGTTTGTGATCGTCGTTGAGATGTCCAGGCCGCTGAGTGTAGTGCGCCAAACCTTCGGCCAATCACTGATAGGTTTAAGTCCGCCGTCATCATTCAAGATGTCTAGCACGTCCATCTGATCGATTTCAATCAGCCGGTTAAGCACATAGTCAGCGCTGATCTTCGTTCGCTTGTTGCGTTGCTTCATCAGCTCCGCGATGCGCTCCTGCACCTTCGGGTTGTTCATGTTGCGCGACGCCGACACGGCCGCATTCTTATAGCCAGCAGCAGCAGCAGCCGCGGTCTGGTTGTCCGGGTTCTTGATGTATTCCTGGCAGAAGCGTTCCATCTGCGCGTTAAGCTTACCGTCTCTCGCCATAAAGATTACCTCCTGGGTAATATAATAACACGCAGTGAAAAACCGCCAAGCGGCGGTTTTATCGTGTGTGACCTTGTTTCTTTGTCACGCTTCATTGTGTGACACGTCACACTAACTCGAAGTCATCATCAAATGTCGGAGAGTTGCGCTCTATCGCCATTATCGCAAGGATAAACTGGATACCCTCGTTAAGCGAAACCGGCCGCTCATACTCGATCATGAAGACATTCTCGTATGTCCTGCCAAGCCAATATCCACCGCCATATTCGATATTACGTTGAAAGAAAACCCATCCACCTGGAACAAACTGCTGCAGCCACTCTCCTCTGTAGACCACCTGATAAATGTCTGCTTTCTTGCTCATAACCCACCCGCAAATACTGTATGCATGAACAGTAATATTTTAGACCAGATGAGTCAAATTTTCCGCTGCCGGTTACAGTGTCTTGAGCATCAGCTCTCGCCAGATCTGTGTCTGACCGCACGCCGCTTCGCCATTGCGGTAACATCCGCCGGCAGGTCCAGGCATAGATTCGCCGCACTGGCATTTATGGCTGGCCAGTTCCGCAAGCTGGCGCTTCAGTTGGTTGATGTCCTGCACCGCCAGCAATTCGAAGTATTCATCAACGCTGTACGGATCTTTGCCTGGACGCCGCGCACTACAGTTAGCCTTGATCTGCTCGAAGATGTGATCGCTAACTTCAAACGTAATCCGGCGCCGGCCGATTACAGCGGCGCTGCTCGCCGCTTCTCTTTCACGTTGACGCTGGGCGCGCTTACGGTCGCGCGCGTCAGCCTTGCGTTGTTCGTCGCTCTTAGCCATTCCCACCCTCCGGCGCTGCTGCCAGCATTGCGGCGCGGCAGGCGTTCCAGCCATTGGCGTAATGCCATGTTTGAACATTTTCATAAGATTGCTCTATGGTCATTTCCTCCGGCACTGCTGGCGCTGGCGGGGCGGTGAACAGCTCGGTTCCATGTGGCAGGTCTTTGCCGCCGTGTTGCCAACAGATGCCTCCGCTTGCAGCTGGGCGACGGTCAACCAGTGCCACAGGCTGCGCCTCCCGGTTAGCCAAGCACTCCCTGGCTAGTCTACGCGTCAGTTCGTTGGTGTTGTCGCTGGAAGCCAAATGCTTCAGCTCTTCAGTGGTCGTTAGTGTCATGTATCCCCCTTACTCTAAATCCCAGCTACCATCCCACGCCTGTTGCGGCGTGAGTCCGTTAGAGAACTCTTCCTGCCAGTTGGCTGGATTGCCCGCATTTAGAAATCCCTTTTCCGTGGCGATTTCAGTTAATTGCTTGAACCAATCTTCGAAGGTCATACTACTCATCCCCCTCAACGGTGAAGCCAGCGGCGCGGATAGCCCGTTCAACTGCACGGTCGAACTTCGCCACCTGAAACACGTTATCGAACCAAAACTCGTCATCGTTCTTGTTCGGCAACCGCACCGGCGTAGCCAGCCGCTTTTCTGCCGCTCCCAATGATCGCCCTAAATCTCCGTTTTTCTTCTCTAGCGAATCGATTCTGTCCTGCTGCTGATTGATGTGATCGTCCTGCGATTGATTGGCGCGTTCCAGCTCGGCGATGCGTTGCTGCGAATGGTCGCTGCCTTTCTCTGCGTTTTCACAACGTTGTCGCCAAACGTTTATTTCCCGATTTTTAATTTCCAGCTCTGCCAGCAGGGCGGAGACGTACTCTTGCGAGTAGAGCGGGGAGCTTCCTTGCACATCAAAGAATGGCCGTACACTGGCCGTATCCCCGGATTTTAAAAGGACTTGTGCCTGCTTGCTAACGAATCCCACAGGCTTGCTCAGTTCGCTCAGCTTATTGTCCATGACTGTAGTCCTTCAGGTAGTCCAGAAGTTTCAGGATTGCCCAGCAGTAGAGGCTGAACAGTAAGCCTGCGAGAAAGTACGAACCGAACCCAGTAGCGGTTACTGTAACCACCTTGATCTGCAGGATTGCCACCACCAAAATCAGAATGCGAATTACGCCGATTAACGTGCTCATAATGCTTTCTCCTGGGCCTCGGCCCGCAATGCATGAATTAATTTGGCGGCACGCCGTTGGCTGCGGGATGATTTAACGTGCTGCCATGCGTGTGGGTAGTTGGCGCTGTACACCTGCCAGCGCCGGTTGCTGATGCGGTAACAGTCTTCCGGGCCTGGAGCCGACACACAAAGCAATCTCCTCGCAGCTCTGTTGCTCTTACGCTTAGCCATGCTGGGACTCCTGCGCTGATATCCAATGGATGACATGATTTGAGTCATACCGCGCACCATTGACTGATATTGCTATCCCGCTGTTGCGGGTATAAACCGCCACGCCCTCGCCAAGGTAATCGCCAGATTCATCCCATGCCTTTATTGACGCGCCTTCAACGGGCCTTTCCTGCGGGAAGTAGGCAGCGTAACGATTTGGCGCAACAAGAAGCCGCTTAGCCACGCTCCACCTCCCTAGCGCTGTCACCCGATTTGACGAAGATGATCCAGTGCGTCTTATCGTTTTTGCCGGTGCGCTGCCAGATAGCTGGCTTCTCGTCTGTGAGGGCGATGATCTGGCTAACCGGTATCTGGGTTTCGTTCCATTTGAAGATCAGAACGCCGTGTGGCCGCAGCACGCGGAAAGCTTCAGTGAACCCGGCGCGCAGTTCATCGCGCCATGTTTCGCGGTCGAGCTTCCCGTACTTTTTTCCCTGCCATCCGTTGGGGCCGACGCGTTCCAGGTGCGGCGGGTCGAACACGACAACAGGGAAGCTACCGTCTGCAAACGGTAGCGCGGTGAAGTCGGCGATCAGGTCAGGGGAGATAACCAGTTTCCGACCATCGCACAGGGTGTGGCTCTCGCTGCGCTTATCGCTGAATACGGCGCGCTCGTC